GTAGCATCTGGTTCTGGTGTAGCTGATCCATTTGTCAGCTTACTGTCCAAGACAACCCTACGATCACCACGGAGGATAGAGTTGCCATCAATCATGTCTGGCGTATAGTCGTAGAAATAGCCCCGTACAGCGTAATCTGTGTTTGTGGTAGTCACAGTACCCGTAGCATCACTATATGCACTGGCGGCTCTCTTTCGAAGCGTGAGGGCTATCCCATGCTCCTTAATCATCTGACGCAGAGTAGAGGGATCAAATGCCATTGGGTTCATCGGGAATGTATTGGTCTCCCGCCTCTGTATTATCGAACTGCGTAATACCGAAAGCAGGCATCACACGGTCAGTCGTGGCGTTAGCTACACCCATTGCAGCTACAGAGATACCACCAGCAGAAATTCCCAGAGCCTTACCAGAGGTCTTCTTGCCTTGGGCTTCGATCTGGATAGCCAGTTGAGTGTATTGCTTTGCTTTGTCGCTGTAGTTGGCACTCAAGGCACCATCTAGTTGGGTAGTGACCATACGGCTGAACTTGGCAGCGATAGCCCTACAAATCCACACAGCAGCGTAGTAGACGTTATCACCCGTCTGGGAGAGAGCAAAGGTAATCTCTTCGTTCTGGACCAGTTGGTCTGTGGTATCTGTGTCACCTACAAGAAGGCGAACAGTGTTGATCCTACCTGCACTGGTAGTCGTATTCAAGTCAGTTGCGGAATAAGACCAAGACATTAGTTCGCCTCAGTTTTTAGTTTTCTAAGTCCCCGTAGGAGATACGCCACCGACGAATAAGACCAATCTGTTTATCTTTGATCTTACTAGTGGCACACTTCTTCTGCATGAACTCTGTGCTATTCTTTGTCTTGGCTTTCACCTTGCCATTGATATTGGCTACAAGAAGGTGTAGTTGGTCAACTGAGTATTCCTCAAGACCATCGCCAATGGAAACTTTCTTAGCAGCTACCTCTTCTAACTCTTCATTGTGGTGAAGCATGTCGTTGAAGAACAACTGTTGGATAACTTCCTGTGGGGTTCCGAAGAACTCCCAATTAAATCTATCACCCTTCTTCCAAACCTTACCCGCCAGTTGAATGCCATGTTGTTTGACAAACACTGGACGGGCAGGATTGAAGAAGGGGAGAAACGGTCGGGTCATCTCTCCCACTCCTTACATCAGTTAGGCGATAACGCTGTCGATAACGGCACCCAGATCAGCCGACACAACCTTGTGGTCGTAGGCCAAGTTGGCTTCCAGAACTTCGGCAATGCCGTCGATAGCCAGATAGTCACCGCGATACGACTTGATAGCGATACCGTGGCCCGAAGCGCCTTCCAGTTCATCCCAAGTGAAGGTGTAGCCAGCCGAGGGGATCATCAGACCCGAAGAACGGGGACGGTAGTAGAAGCCAGCCAGCTTGCCACCGATGAACGAGTTCGATTCGGTCAGACCTTCAGCAGCGGTGTTCTTCACGGTTTCCATAACCATGAACTCTTCCACACCAAAGATTTCAGCCAGTTTGGCATCCGTCACCAGAGCGGTGTTCGTCACGGTAGCACCACCATTCAGGCGGGCGAGGATCGTCGGGTGGTTAACCAGAACGTCACGGACTTGCTTACCTACAACCATCACGTTGGGCTTGAAGCCACCCGACTTGAGTTGCACGGTCTGCATGATACGGGTCACGTCAACAATCGGGGTCGAGTTCGTGTAGTCCGACCACTGGATAACCTGAACCGAAGACGGCGACGAAGCAACACCATCCCAGTCCGTACCCCAGACACCACCAGCGAAGTAGGTGTTAGCCCACTTGATTTCGCGGTCGATCAGGAGTTGGTGGGTCAGCATCTGTGCGCCAGCGGCACGAATGTCCAGAGCGGCATCTTCGTTAGCCAAGGTGAAGAAGTCGTAGTCGGTAGCCAGCGAGTACACGTCAGCCGAGTAGGTGTCCTGCGAGAGGGTCATACCAACGCGAGGAGCCTGAGTACGGGGCGCACGGGCTTGGACTTGACCAGTACGGTTGAAGTCTGCACGGTTGTAGATGTAGTACTTGTCGGTTTTCTTAGAGACCGAAACCTTCGGGAAAACACGGTCAGCAATAAAGCCGTTAGCATCTTGCAGGAAGGCAACCGTCAGGTTGGTAAGCGGTGCGTCGATATGAACGGCGCTAGGAGTCAGCATAGCCATAGTGGGTAATCCTTATTTCTTTTGACTAGAAGTTGGTGCTATTGTTAAGCCGCGACTTCGGTTTCAGCGCGGGACAGTTCGACCGTGATGATCTGGTTGTCAACACCAGCTTCAAGGGCGTAGCCGAGGATGATGTCACCCGAAGCAGCAGCAACAGCTTCACCAGCCGAGTCCGAAGCGACAGCAGCGCCACGAGTGATGTTGCCAGCAGCCTTGACGGTCACACGACCATCGTAAGCAACCGTGATAGCTTCACCAGCGCCAGTAGCAGCCATCAGGGCCACACCGCAAGCACGAGCGCCGTCACCGCAGGGATCAATCTGACCGTCCGAAGCGGGACCAGCAACAAAAGTGAATTGAGCAATAGCTGCACCCGAGGTGTAGGTGCGGGTAGCCATACGTTCCGTAAATGCCATAATAGAGGCTCCTTATTAATTTTTGTAGGTTTCAAGCACGAGGGCGCGGCCCTGAGCGGTTTTAACAATAGCTGCATATGCCTTTTCGAAACTCTTCTCGCCCTTTTCAGTTTGATAGGCTTTCGTAAGGTCTTTCAGCTTTTCAGCGGCAGTTTTCAGGTCATTTTCTGCATCGGTCTTACCGACTTCCTGATAGACACCAGCAAAAGCAGCGTCAGCAGCCTTCAGAAGTGCAAGCAAACCTTCGTCGGTGCCTACAGACTTCAACAGTTTACCACGCTCATCAGCAGTACCCTTGAAGTTCGGGAGTACCTCTTCGGCGCGTTTACGGAGTGCTTCAACCTCAACAGCCTTTTGCATCTCTTCTAGTTTTTTCAGGATAGGTGCAGGGATAGCTGACTTGGCAATCATTTCGCCTTCAACTTCCATCATCTCTTCAGCAGGAGCAGCCTTAGCGACTACAGCAGCTTCGAGTTCAGCAACCTTGGCCTTGTAGGTTTCAATCTCTTCCAGAAGCATCTTGTTGACATCTTCAAATGCCTGAGCTTCTGCTTTCCAAGACTTACGGGTAGGCTTCTTGCCTTCCATATCGTCTTCCATCATCATGTCTTCCTCGTCGTCTTCACCATCGACTTCGATTTCGATCTTCTTTTCTTCTTTCATGTAACCCTTTTCAGTTTCTTCAACCGAAGTCAGGTCTTCCGTAGTTTCGTTATCCATGTGTTCCCCTTCCGGGCTGCGCTTGTAGAGAGCAACCTTAGCGAGTGGGTCATCGCCCATATCGACCAAGGAAACTTCCTCAAGTTCCAAGTTTACGAGTTCGGTGGGCATTACACCATCTCCTTCAAGGCTCGTCCACCAATCGAGAACGCAGCCAGTTTACCGCTTTTAACATCCTGCCACACTTGATCGTCATAAACTTTCAGTGCGATTACCCAACCCTCGCGGTCTGATTGGATACCCAATGCCTTGGCAATGTCGTTAGTCAAGGGCATGGAATGAACAACTTCCCCGATCTTCTCACCAGTGTGCATAGCTTTGGCGGTTCTCATGGAAAGCATAAAATTAGTTGCGGCTTTGGCAATCTGATCTGGGCGAATAAACTCACCGCTGTGATCCAGACTAACTTCACCATTGACAGTAGAGACGTAAGCCCAACCAAAGGCCAAACGCTCTTCATCCATCTGCTTAAGGATTTGACCTTCGATGTGGACTACTGACTTGTTAGTCATCTCAGAGACCGAGGTTCCTTCTTCCCACATACGGCATGACCAGTAGCGGGCTGATGTTTTATCTGTAGCTGTGTCGCACGAATGGCGAGAACGGAAGTTACTACGCGCATCAGGATCGTCCCTACGAATTTCCATGTTGGGATCACCGAAGGTAACTTTCTTAACCTTGTCACCAGACTTGACGTAGACACCAAACTTCTTGGTAGAGCCTGCGGGCATACGGAAGGGCTTGTCGAGTTCAACCTGACGACCTTGGTATTCGGCTTTAGCTACAGCTTGTTTGGCTTGGGAGTATGCACCAGCGAAGGCCCTACTCTCAGACATACCTTCTTGTTCCATCATGGAGTTAAAGACGTTGCGGAAGACTGATTGTTGGTGAGGGGAGAGTTTATCTCGTACTGCCTTGGGCAGATCATCATTGCTACTGTAGGGCATCGTTCTTCACCAAAATCATAGAGAAGTTTGTAGTACAACGTGTATTATTGGTCTCTACGAGAGAAGCATGAATATCAAGGTCTGTCTTCTCAGGCATAGCTACAGGAACAGTGAAGTCGTAGCGATAGGTGCTTTCGAACACTTCACCAATGTGAGCGATACGGAAGCCTTGACCAAAGGGACGAATAAAGAAACGAACCTGAGCATCTTCACCCTTCTGGACGCTAAAGTCCCCCGTAAGAATATAGGCCGTATGACCAGCGGGGACTGTGTAGATGCCATTCAGAGTTTGACCAATACCAGCCGTAATAAGACCGATAGTGTTGCCATTGGCTGTCAGGGTGATTGCACCAGCGTTGTTCGTAGCACCATTCTTGTAGACAGCAGAGTTGACACGTCTGAACTGAGTGGTGCTAGTTGACGGGGTGGTTCCAGTGCAATCAATCTCTTCGGTGATTACGTTGTAGCTTGCGTCCAAACCTGAGACGACTACAGAGCCAGTGTCTAGGGCAGATGTAGAGACTACAGTGACCAGACGGCTAGAATCCCAAACGGACCAAGGGTAGAGACCCCCAGCAGCCCAGACTGTCTCATCTGCACCGCCATCAATGTCAGGGTTGTAGCCAGTCACATGGACAAGAGAGTACCCATCAATCTGGCCTTGGGCGATGGAAAAGTAGCTATCTCGAAGGATGTATTGTCCCCAATCAGGCATATGTTTTACTCCTAAGATTCAGGGACAACTTCTGCGACAGGTGCAGCAGTCAGACGTTCTTCATACTTCTTACGATCAAAGTCGATCTCAGCAATAGACATAAGATCACTGACGACTTCGGGATGATCTTGAAGTTCAATACCAGCGTTGTTAATATTACGCAGGAAAGCTGCAATCTCACGAAGGTCATGCGGAGCAACGTCACCAGCTACAAGTTTAGGCATGGTAGCCCAATCAAGGCCATTCAGTTGCCACAGACGTTCCACGAGTTGCTTGTTCAAGACATCTACAATCGTGTTGATGTAGCTTTCGAGGGAGCGGAGGAAGAGGTCCGTCTTAGTCTTTGACAGAGCGTAAGAACCACTGCCGCTACCAAGCATAAGAAACTCAGCCATAAGGCTACGAGCAATATCGTGCTGGTAACGCTTAACCACAGGATCAATGTCGATGGAGCGAGAGCCATTTGCAGTAATCAGTTCCACATCCATAAGACGATGGTTGGTAGGCTTACCGTCTGCATCTACATAAAGGTCAGAGGGAAGCAGAGCATAGCCTTGTTCGTTCAGCTTCAGATCACGAAGGATACGGTCAAACTGACCACGGAGGGCAGCTTGATCTACAGAAGCATCAGCACTCATATACTCCGCAGGCATACGGCCAACAGGCACGCCATGTAACTCTCGCTCAATAGCAATGGCTTCATAACTCTGTATCTTGTTGAGATATGTGTAGCTAACATACGCATTGCGGAGTACCGATCTGCCGGAGGGATCATTGTTCAGGCTTGTAGTGCGGTAGTAAACGGATTTCTCTACGGGGATCATAGCGGGACGTTTGCCCCAGTTGGCTTCCTGATACATCCCGAGGATTTCACCAGTGTTCTGGTCTACTTCGAAACTTTCTACAGTCCAAGGCGCACGAATGGCGATCTTCTTGATACCAATGCGGCCATCTTCAAACTTGGAGTTTTTCTTGGGGGAGCGGAAGTCACCCTCACGGCGCTTATACACCACCTCAAACCAAGAGAAGCCATAGGTCAGGTACGACAGAGCCTCAGAGATGTGGTCGTCAAGGGAGTGGTCCATGTCGTCTAGGACAGACTGTAGGAACTCAGCTTCAGCTTTAGCTACAGCACTATCGTCGGCAGGCTTAACTTCGATCTTAACGTCACGGAGGGTTTGTTCTACAGCGTACATGACGGAGCCAACGATAGCGTTGTTATCTCTCATCTCACGGTACTTCTGGATAGCCTTCTTACCACGGAGTTCTTGAAGAAACTCGTCAGCCCGAATGTCACCCGTGTAGGTATTCTTGCCCGAGAC